ATCCACGGGAAGCGTCCCTTCATAACCCTCTCCATCCGGCGCAACCAAAGGTTCTCGAGCCTTTGGTCCGCCTCCACCGGCGCCCTAAGGGCCGGCGGAGGGATGGAAGGGGGATAAAAGAGAGACATTCCATCTTCGTTCCACTCCCTTGGAAGGGCGAAGATCTCACAGGCGGTCCACGCGTGGTCCGCCCTGAAGGTCTTCTCCCTGTTGAGCGACGCACCCACGGAAGACACACGCGAGGCGTACAAGTTAAGCTCCGAGGAGCCAGGCTCCGAGGAGCCAGGCTTGTAGCGACCTACTGCGTCGTCACCGTGGGTGATTGCTCGACCGAACGCACTGGTAGCCCAGGCGTTCACCCAAGAGAGCACAACGAAACTGAGAGGTGTGCCCATCGGACTCCCTCTGAGGAACGACCCTTCTCCGATCTCGTCACCGAGATCAGGGAAGCTCCAGGTCGCTCCTCTCTCCAACCCGAGGGAACGCAACGACATGGTCAAGTCCGCTGGACGGATGAGACCACGAGCTGCGAGCCCTTCGATGACTACCCGGACTGCCGCGTGGGAGAGACCGTCTGTGGCCTTGGACAAGTCCAAGGACGCAAATCGTCTTCCCGCACGGTAGTGCATTCCACCAGGAATCTTACGAGACTCGCCGTCGATACGCCAGTGGCCAGGAGCCAACCAGCGCAGAGACGAACGAGTCCAGCTCCCTTCAACAAAGGTCAAGCAATCGGGAACACCAATCACCCGAACTTTGTACCCAGGAGTTCTGAGCGCGGTTGCCTTCATGCCAAAGGGTTTCCCCTGAGACCTGAGGTACAGCAACCCCGCGCAGCGATAAGATTCCCTAAGATCTGCAGCAACTCCGGCACATGGCCGCAGGACCACCGACGCCTTCCGAAAACAGAAGCCGCCGAGAGAGTCCCCAGCGTAGGCGTGGAAGGAGGACTGGGTTGCCCCAGCCTCCTCACACATGTGCCCGAGATGCTCCAGGTAGCCATCGATCCCGCCTCGAGTGGCAGGCCACTCGAGACAGGACGAACTGGAGGAGGGAAGCCGCCTTGGATGACGAAGGACTCCGTTACCGCTCACGCCGGGCGTGAGGGCGACGAAGCTCCGAAGGGAATCCAGGGCGGCGACCGATGTGGGAAACTCTGCGCTCGCCATCAACTTGGCTGCTTGAAGGTGCCTGACGCACTCCCGTTGGGGAGGCTCAGGCAACGACCTCGAGAGCCGAGTAAAGGCGAAACCGTTCTCGGGTTGGCGCACTGCCAGGTGGCAGAGCGTGTCGACAACATTCTTCCGAATGTTACACGGCGCGTTCTTCCACCTCTTGGAGTGCAGGGCCGACCCGCGGACGTTGTGGCACAACACCTTCAGCTCCTTGACGGTAAAGGCGACCCCCCGAGAGGGGACCGTCTTCACTACCCAGGAGTGAAGGTGCCATGCCACGCGCAGAGAATCCCAGCCAGACAGGACAAGACCGCTCCAGCAGGTTGTCCAAACCTGCTGAAGTGGAGACATATCGCCTCCGCGGTGCCGGTGGGCACGTGCTCCCTTACGGGAGGGCGTGCCCGACTGCTC